GTGTAATATTATTTCTTGATAAATTCTTGTCTATAACTTTATCACAATTAATACAAGTAATATTAATACTCTTATTAAATAATAAATCTGTCATTTCAACTTGAAGAGCATATTTCTTATTATTAATTTCATGAACTATTTCAGGCAACTCTAAATGCTTATAATTAGAATGCGTTGCCGAATTACATTCGATATTATATGTATTAAAATTATGATTTGTAACTAATAATACAATACTGTCTTTGTAATGTAATCTACTATTACCGTGCCCGTAGTAAAAATCATTTGCTTCATTATACATTTCATTCCATTTAAACCCTTTACTTTTCCAAAAATCTCTTGTATGAAACAAACATGCTTCGGATTTATAATCATCTAATTTACCAAATCTCTTATTACGTACATTATATGTTACTAGATAATTTGAGTAAAGACAATCTATACTTTGTTTCTTTATAATATTCATTTTCTTTTTGATATCATTCTGTAAATAAACACAATCACTATTCAGATGGAGGATATATGGATTAGATGATAATCCTACACCGTAATCGCGTTTGAACCCGCTAGGTAATCTCATTACTTTCAACATATACTCGTAATTACTTTCCTCTTTATCATTTTCGAATGTCTTTTCATTTTTAGAGACATCAAACTTTTTATAACAATCTTCTAAATATTTCTTAATTTCATCTTCTTTAAAATGAATATAAATAATATTGTCATCTATTGGAAATAATCCTCCATTGTATTCCTTAGAATCATCTATAATAATCCACTCTATTAATTCTTTAGGATATTGTATATTATTGAAATTATGAATCAATAATTTACTGAAATTCTTATAATCACTAAATAAACTAATAACTGACAACTTTTCCATTATTATTTATGATTATTTATAAATCTTTAAATAAACTAATTAATTTTATATCCTTTTTGTGATATATAATAAGCAATAATTAGTAAAAATATATTGGGTAATACTGAATCCAGCATCCAAAAGTAATTTGAATAATATAACTCATATTTCTGATGACAAAATATGAACATGGGACTACTTAATTTTCCAGCATATTTCCAATCATAATTACTGCTATCACATATTTGTGGTAAACTAACTATTATTATACCTATATGTATTAATAAATGAAATGCTAATATAATCAATAATGCTAATATAAATTTATTATTTAATTTATTATTCATATACATTTTGAAAAATACTCCCAATATGATTAATTTTACAATAACATTAATCCCATTTAATTCAGTCAAATAAAATGATAATAAACTTGTAGGATTTCTACATCTACTATCTAACATGGGTATGAGAGGAGGTTGTTGATCCTTATCTACTTTATGTTGTTTTGTCATATATATTATAATATATATTATTCGTCTTTAATTTTACTATGTCCGGATTTAGTCAGGAACCGTGGATCTATATCATCTGGACATTTTATTAACTTCTCTCGTAAATAACAAACAAAAGATATCCTTGTATACAATTCATATAAACCAGATGTCCCAATATCAGGATTATCCTTGTATACTTTAGGAATAGATTCATTATATAATTTATCTTCAGGTGTTTCATACATCGGTGTATTCGAATGCCACTGGTGGACGTCCATCGCAACAAAATCATTATTTCTTAGATCAATACCTACTCCGAACTGAGGGAATACTGTATATCCTCCGTGATATTTGCCTCGTTCAATGACTGTCAGATTACCAAAACCTTCTTTAAAATCACCAGCATCTCTGTGCAGAGCCGTTCTAAAATTACGATTAATAGTTACCGTAGAAAAAGATGTCCCAGGTATTTTAAGATGCGGTTTCATATTTGATCTATCTAATTGTCTCTTGTGTGCTTCGGGTGTTAATTCACTGTATAGTTTATCAATCTTCTGTAGGAATGGAAAACCACTATTAAATTTTTCAAAATTAGTTCTTGTAAAATGGGTTAGACGACAAGGTAATTTACACATCTTATTATCCGCATCAAAGAATCCAATCGGCATTGATGCAACCTGATTATTAACTTTCATAGTAGATACTCCTCCTAATTTCTTTATGACAGTTAATAGCAAATCATCTTTTGTTAAATCATCAATAGTCAGATTTTTATCATAAAAATCCTTATTATTTATCTCTAATTCTAAACATTTTTCTTTTAGTTCTTCTATACTAAATGTATCATATGTTTCTTTTAATTCTTTTCCTAATGCAGTTAAATAATTAGTCATCCATTTCTTATTATTAACAACCGTTCTCTTGGACCAGTACTGACCGCTCAAATCTATCGGTCCAGCAGATGCCCCACGACCCCTGCTAGGTTTTGCTAAATCCTTATACGACTGCCACCCTAACCGTAATTCATTATCTGTTATGACTCCTTTTCTGAATTTTAATAGTAATTTCTCTATACCATCATCATCTAAATAATAAACATCTGTATTTTCGTTTAATACAGGGTGTTTCATATGTGATTCATCTATCCACGTTCCTTCTAATCCTTTCATTTCTATATCAGTAAGAATCTTACATACAATTAGTTTTTTAACAGTCATATATTCTTATTAAAGAAAAAAAGTATTATTAAAACGATAGATTATTTACATCCTTTCTTCCCATAAGTTTTATATAAAAAGAATATCAAGACCAATACAATACATAAAATAACAAATATGAGGATTTTATTCACCAAATTTGAATTATGAAGATTATCATATTTATTATAAACTTCTGAATATGACCAAACTCGTTTACCATTATCTCTATTAACATCATTATGTAAATCAATTAACCATTTGACAAGGTCTTCTCTATTATCTAAACTATTATTTAGATCATATTTTTGGATATTTTGTTTGTAATGTCCTTTACATTTCTCACACGGAAGGACATGTTGGAGGTTCATAAAGAAATTGTGATAGTTTTTCTTATCATTATCCGAAGGATTCTCCGGGTAATTATAAGTGATTGTGTGCAGGAAAGTCCACGCTGGTGGTCCCCAAACATTATTATTGTTCATTTATATATATTAGAAAAAAAATATCCCCATTCTAGAGCTCAAGACGTTTCCACACATGTGCGTGCACTATATAACTTATCCGAAGTAGTATTACAATCATAAACAGCTTTCGCCAGCACAGTAGTAGAACCAACCATATCAGCAGATTCAGTAACCACATCCAAAACTGGCACCCAGTCATCAGCCTGATCGCCTTCATCTACCATGAACATATCCTTGACATCACTAAGAGATTCATAACAATCTGGACCACTGTCGCCTAGTTTCGCTACCGTACATATACATTTTTCTGTATCATCAGTTATACTGTTACAGCCTTATGAAATACCTTCTACAGTCTTACACCCACAAACAGATTTAAGCATATTAGCCATTAGCATTCCTAGTATTAAAGCAACAACACACATTACAATAGTTTGATTATCTAATTTCATGTTCTATATATTATAAATATTATAAATTAATTAATTGCGTATCAATATAGAGATTATTTTATCATAATAGATTATATGTCATTATATGATAGTTTCTTTTCCGGTTTAAATAAGGACCACGTTTATCATTTAATCAAAGATATTATATTTGAAAATCATAATGTCAATATCTTTTTAGATAATGAGTTCAGACAAATTTATGATAAAAATCTACAACGTATATTCGATGGAAATAATGTTGCAAACTTAGAGGGAATAAATAATATTTGTGTAAATGAAACAATTGTTTTATTTAATGATAAAATAAAATTACAATTATCAGATGATACAACTTACGATACGGATGTTAAATCAGATTATGATAGTTTATTCACCGAAAGAATGAAACAAAACGATATGTTTAAAAATATGAAAACAGAAAAAGAAGAAAAAGAATTAAAAGATAAATTAGAAAAGGAACAATTAGAACAAGATAGATTAGAACAAAATAGATTAGAACAAAATAGATTAGACAAAGAACGTTTGAATAATGATAGATTAGACAAGGAACGGTTAGAATTACAACAAATGAAATTAGATGCTATATCATATCAATCGAATATTAGACAATTATTACCCTCCATAGTTGAAGAACCAATTGATGAGGTAGAAGAGTTCAGACAAGTCCAAAGAATAGTGTCAAACAAACGATCACATATCAAATCATCAAGATATAATTATTCATTTAATCTTAAAAATAATAATATTGTGATCAATCCTGACAGCACTATCCATAAGTTAATAATACCTTTAGAGGACAATTATATTTTTGATCATTCAATATTATCATTATCAATTAAAGAATTAGATTTAGATATTTCGTTAGAATTAGAAAAGGAATTAGTAAATAATCATAGAACATACGGTGTGTATGTACCGATTGAAGCACACAGATTCAGTAATATAAATAATGTGGATTCGGTAACAATCAATATAACAGATATAACAAATACAGATTATGTTAGTTATGATATAATTAATGTGACTAAATTAGAAATAAAAGATGATAGTATTATTCTGAACGTGAATTCGGTCAAAGATATTTTATTACATGATTATTTTAAAGTATTGAATTTATCAACAAATATCATGGAATTAAGATATTTATTATTAGAACCAATGAAAGTAGTTAAAGTAGAAAAGAATAGATTACATTTTAAAACAAATTATATTATGAATAATACAATAGTTGAAGATATAGAAATGAAATTAATGAATGTCAGTAATCAGAATGTTTTATTCTTTTAGTTCCTTATCGTCTGTAGCGACGTAATTGTTGCCTGTATCAAAGTAGTTACATACGCTTGTATCATTAGTGGTCCACGAATCTCCATTGAAATCCGCCGTCATTGTTATAAACCAGGGAATACTTTAAATTTTCAAAAAAAAGGTTAATCATGTATCAGATCTTCAAACTGATATTTCAGCCAACGCGCTCCCGCCGCTGGTCCGTGTTGGTATGGGGGGGGCGGGGGCGCCACCGGTGAGGGTATGAGACTGGCGATCCGACTCCTCTGTTGTGGCTCTAAATTTTCATAATAGGGGGCGGCGGCCCCCTGTCCTTCAACAACTTTACACCCACAAACGTTTTTAAGCATATGAAACATCAACATCCCTAAAATTAGAGCAACAACACACATTAACCATTTATCCATTTTATAACATACCATAGAAAATAATAATTTAATTAATAGATTCATAAAATTTCTTGTCATAAAGGATGAAATGGTGTTGTTGGACGATTGCTGGAACACCATTATTGAATTTATTGTAACACTCATTTAATTCTTTACCCGTCCGCATGAACTAGCGTTGGCATTATCACACTTTATCAAAGTTGTAGGCACATTTTTGGAATTATTAATTAAGCAACCGTTTTTAATACAATCTTTAGGATATACGGTATTCGCGGGGCCCAACAGCCCACAATTGAGTGTCCCATCCTCCTTCCGCGGACATCCTTGTTGTCCACAATGCATTTCTGTACTACAATTCAAATCTCCTCCACCATAATTTACATTAGCCTTATCTTTACACCATGGTGGTAATGGTGACGCACACAATTCGCCCCAACCTTGGGTCTCCATACCGTTTGTTTTAAGATTATCGTATGTGTCTTCATCTATATATTCATTATCTAATAGTTTACTCAAATATTCGTCTGTATCCATATTTTTATTTTTATATTGATTATACAGATCTTCTAAAAATTTATCAACTTGTCCCTCAACACTATCAACAGTTTTACACCCACATACATTTTTAAACATATTTGCCATTAGCATCCCTAAAATCAAGGCAACAACGCACAATATCCATTTATCCATAGTTTTATAATATACCATAGAAAAAAAAAAATTCCCTAAATAGATTCATAAAATTTCTTATCATAAAGGATGAAATGGTGTTGTTGGACGACCTTATCGGTTCCCCAGTATAATGATCCTTCTAAAGAATACTGATTATCATAATATGTTTTATAATCATATAATTTGTAAATATCTAAATCATGAATATTGATTGGGACAAAGAATAATTTATAGATTGTTTTTTAGGTAACTATTATTTATAATTGTTAAGATGGTTGGCATGTAGATATCGGGCTTTGTTTTCCGGAAGGCGACGGTGCTTTTTTACACGATAAACCATCACAGCACTCATCCATACTCATATCGCACAAATCACCTACCTCACCTGTACAGCATGTTGCCTTTTCATTAGTACATGAAAATCCCTTTTTGCTTTTGCCACATTTATAAGGAGAATATTTTTTTCCGGGTACTATAACACCTACGGGTTTTCCAGGATACCAATAGTCGCCGCAGGTGCCGGTGAAGACGGGTAAATGGAGACTACTACAATCATTAACAGACGGATTATTTCCACATTGATAAGGATATGTATCTGTATCTGTATCTGTATCTGTATCTGTATAATACGCCTTTTCAATATCTTCATCTGACAACGCTTTAATTGAATCTAAATCTATTTGATTATTTATTTTATTAAATTCTGTATGAATTACTTCACTATTACCTCCATAACCCTCAACAGTTCTACACCCACAAACGTTTTTAAGCATATGAAACATCAACATCCCTAAAATTAGAGCAACAACACACATTAACCATTTATCCATTTTATAATATACCATAGAAAATAATAATTTAATTAATAGATTCATAAAATTTCTTGTCATAAAGGATGAAATGGTGTTGTTGGACGACCTTATCGGTCCCCCAGTCCAATGATCCTTCTAAAGAATACTTATTATCATAATATGTTTTATAATCATATAATTTGTAAATATCTAAATCATGAATATTGATTGGGACAAAGAATAATTTATCATTGATATTGTATTTTATTTTGTATCCAATCAAATACTTTTTCATTTTTATCATATTTAACGGTGGAAATTTATCATTGTCAATATAATCAGTGTAAATTTTATCACCCGACTCGACCTGATATATAGATTGGACTACGGAAAACTTGCTGGTTATTTTATCATTTAAATAAAACTTAGCAGGTTCGTAAATAAAGAATTTATTATCATCTATAAATAAATCACATAAGATAGTACCATTTTCTTTGACGTATCTGATATCTTCATCTTTGTATCTAGGATTGATTTTATAATACGAAAAGATATTACTAGTAGATGGGTTTTGGCCGGCAACAACTATTGTATCGGGTTCGATAAAGAATGTTTTCTTGGATTTGAGCTGGACGGTATCCAGTTTATTAAGTTCTTCTGAATCAATACCTGGGAAATAGGCCATTTCATTCTGCAACTTGGTTGAGAATTGTACGCATTTATTATTAAGAATAGGATCATCTGTGGTGTGCTTTAGGCAATCGACCGAAGATTCTTTAATAATATTATTTAATTTATCAGTGATATTGTATTTCTTTTCCATAATATTAAAAATCATTTCATCGCTGGTGGTGTTATTAGACATATTTTTGATATGTAATATTTTTTGAACAATAGTATATATTTCTTTATGGTTTTCTAATAAATACTGATCAAAATTCTCTTGTATAAGTATATCGTTTGTGATATGCCATCCTAATTTTTTAATAGATGTAAATATTTCTTTGATTGAATTTCCTTCTGGGAACAATGATAAATATAAATACTGTTCAACATTTCTATCGTGTTCAGGGAGTTGGATATGGGAGTTTCTACGGATGGCACGACCAAATACCTGATCAATCCGGACATTATTCCAGAACGGTTCGATAATATGAACTTGTCTGACACAAGTCAAAGAAATACCTTCGGCACCTG